TGAGTGTTCGGGCGCAATTTATCGTTCAGCCGTCCAGCCGCAAATTCGATGTTTGCCGCCAGTTTCGTGACGGCAGGAGCCTTGATGGTGACGCCGGCTTGATCTGCCTGCTTATAGAGCGAATTGGCTTCAGCGGCGAGATCATCGGCGGTGCGAGCGGCCGGCAACATCCCCTTGGGTGACACGTTGCGGCCCGCTGACGCAACGCCACCCGCCAAGCCACCGACGAACCGAGCCGGGCCTTCGTAGGCGGTCCCCTTGGTCATCTGGCCGGCAGTTTCCGAAGCGATCGCGGGGACAGCTGTCATTGCAGCTTTGCGCATCAGCCCGCCGGGCCCAAGAGCAGCGCCGGGAGCGAATTGGCCGGCTGTACGGGCATATTCCCCCGCGACGGTCTGCGGCTGGTAGTTCTCCCCGAGGACTGGCGTGGTGCCTTGCCGGATGTCATCCGTCGACGGCATCATCGCCATGGGCGTGGCGTGGCTACCAATCCACGAAGCAACGTTCTGGCCTGTCTCACCAAAGCCGAGTTTGCCGGCGGCCCAACCCGCCATGTCGCCACTCATTTTGTTGGCATCGCCAAACCCGCCAGCCATGCTTTCGACGCCTTGGCGGACGCCGGTTGCCGCGCTACGGGCCATGTCCTCACCAACGCCTGGTGCCGGTGCCTGTTCCGTTCCGCGAATGAGGGATTCGATGTTGTTGCCTGCTGGCGCGGCCTGCGGCGCGGCTTTGAAATTCCGCACGTCATCAACGGTCACGCCTTCCGAGGCGATATAGCCGTCAATGTCTTCCGGTGGCGCGTTTTGCGCGGCCATCTTGGCGACATTGCTTTTGATGCGAGCGAGGTCAGCCATACCGCCACCTGACTGCGCTTGAGCGCCGTAGTACTGGTCCTGGGCCTTGTGCAGCGCTTGAGCGTACATATCGGCGTGTTCCGGTGTGTCGAATTGGCCCAGGTTCTGACCAGTCTGCCCGTATTGGTCCATCGACTGCTGATCGGACATAATCTGCCCGTCCGGGGAGACAGTAGGCACCAACGTTTCGCCGTTGTCCGTCCCAAACGACATTGACCGAACTGTGCTGTACGAGCCGTCTGGGTTATGAACTATCGGCCGCTTCGCAAGATCAATATTCCCCGGCCGCATTCCGGGGAAAGGTCCAATCGGGCTGGCCTGCCGCGTTGCCATCAGTCGAGCCCATAGCGTGATTTGTAGTCAACGGTCGGAGCGCCCTGTGGCTGCTGCTGGGGATAACCGCCGCCCATGCGCTGCTGCCCGGCCTGCTGCTGAAGCTTGTAGAGGCCCTGCTGCACGTACATATTGAACTCGTCCAGAGCGGCCTTGAAATCCTCTTCACTCTGAGCCTGGTTGAGACGCGCGAATGCTGCTTCGGCTTTCTGGCCTTCATAGTCGGTGATCGCGCCACCGCCCTTAAGCAAATTCCGAGCCTGGAGGAACGCGCCACCTTTGAGTGCGTCGATCTTGGTCTGCACTCCAACGCTGCCCGGAAGGATAGCAGGCGTCCGCGAATCCCACGGGCCAAGCACGTTCGGAAGGCTACTGTCGTTCTTGATGGCTTCAACCTGATCGTTGATTTTTTGAGCCATCTGAGTAACGCCGGGGAGCGCTCCGGCTGCTTCGCCGACCACACCGCCCTCTTTCGTGCCACGGCTTGTTTCGAACGACTTCTGGTAGGGGCTGACCGGCGTTAGGCCCTCTTCGATCTGGGAGCGGATAACCTTGCCATCCTTGGTCATCTGGCCAAGAACCGGCTCACCGTTCGGACCCTGCAACCACACCGGCTGGAGACCGGCGATACCTTCCGCGCCACCACCGGGAGCGGAAAGCCACTTACCCGTTTCGGAATCATACAGATTGCCGCCGCCAGCGTTGACGATGCCCTGCCCCTTCTGGGCGTAGCGCTGTTTCGTGTAGCTCTGCCACGCCTGTTCGAGAGGAAGCCCGGCATCGACCATCTGCGCATATTCCGGCGCCTGCTGGCGGAAGAAATCCATGGTCTTGTTCTTCTGAGCAGTCTGAGCCTTCACCTGTCCGTAGGCGCCGAGCGCATTGCCGAAATTGGTAGCGTTGCCCTGATTGCCGAGAAGTGCCGCAGCCACTGGCATGGCGACATCCGGGGAGAACAACTGTTGCAAGCCGGATGGCTGCTGGGTTGAGCCCGGAACCTGTGCCTGCTGGCCGAAGATGGAATCAAAGATGCTCATCTATTCGATCCCCCGGATCGGGTGGAACCATTCCCAAACAGGCCGAGACCCGATGACGACGTGGGAGGCGTCCATTGATCACGCGTCGTCTGGGGCCTTGGGGTCGCCGGGGTTGGTGTGGTTGGCGTTGGGGTTGTTGGCGTCACAGGCGCATAGTTGGGCAGCGACATCGGCTGATAGTACTGCATCAACTGCGTCATGATGTCGGCTGGCTGTTGACCGAAGCCAGCCGCCAGTTGCTGGGAAAGCGCATCGATCTGGCCCGGCATTCCGGGTTGAACCGTCTGCATCGGCTGCGTCGTGGCCGCTGGCGTATTGGTCTTCGCTGTGGATTTCTTGCCGCCGCCGGACATCAGAAAAGCCCTCCGAGAAGGCTACCGCCGCCGAGTATGCCGCCCGCGATGTTGGAGAAGGTGTTATTTGGACCCTGCGCGGTCTGGGTGTTGGTGCCGTAAGAACCTGCTCCGTTCGCAGCTGCAAGCAATGCCTGGATATTGGCGAGCGGAGCGTTGGACCGCTCATTGGCAATCCGCAGCTGATCGTTGAGCGTGCGCCCATACAGATCCTCATTCATCTGGCCGAGCTGCATGTTGGTGTTTGCCGGGGCTTGTGCGCCTGTGTAGGCGTTTCCAAGATTGGTCTGGCCCTGCTGTCCTGCATTGAACAACTGCTGCTGTGCGCTGTCCTTGCGGCCAAGCCAGTTCTGGAAATCGCTGTTGACGAGATTGCCGGTGACATCGCCCACGGTCTTGCCAAGCACGCCCTGATGCGTTCCGCTGTCATAGCGGCCCATTCCTGCTGCGAGACCGTTGACGGAGCCTGTAGCCGCGTCCTGAGCCTGCTGGAGCACGTTGGCAAAGCCGGGGTTGGCGTTCATATCGTAGGAGCTGTTCGCGGTCTGCTTGATGTTGTTGACCGCGCTCTGCTGGTCAGCGTTATAACCGCCGTTGTTGATGATGTTCTGATACTGCCCCGAAAGCCCCTGCCCGTTCGAATTGGCGGTGGCGAGATTGCCGAGAGACGACATGCCCTGCTGTGTCTGCTGGGAGAACGGAACCACCGTCGACATGGTGTTTGGTTTGACGAGACCCCCGGCATTATATTGCTTCAATGCATCGCCCATGCCCTTGTCGAGAAGGGGCGTAGCCGCCTTATAGGGCTGGTTGCTGGCTGTCGTCGTGGTCTTGTTGTCGCCGCTCATGGCTAGTCCTCACCGAATACGAGATGGTGTTTTGCGCGTTCCATGGGGACGAGGGTTTCGCCCGGGTTGGCGTTGCCGTCCGTCCAGATTGTGCCGTCTTCAAGCTCGCCGATAATCGCGAAAGTGATAAAGCTTTGGCCCTTGGCTTGCTCAAGGATTTCATCGGAATCGAAACGAAAGCCGGAACCGACAGACGCCGGTTTGAAGCCTACAACCTTAGCTGTCATAGCCGCTCCTCATAGACAATCTGAACCGTCTTGATGGCCTTCGATTTGTAGTAGTTCTTCATGCCCGGTCTGGCGGCATCGACCACGGCGACAGCACCACCTTGGCGAGCGTCTTCCTTGACCTTCTCATGCAGGATTTCGAACCAGTCTTTCGCATCTTGGCCCCAAAGAGCGAGGCCGACATACCGAAGCCCGGAAGGCCATTCCCTGAAGGCGAAGATCGATGCGCCGTGAAGCGCTTCGCCGTCGCTCACGATGTAGAGGTAGGCGTTCCCTGCCCTGCATTCCTGCCAGAGCCAGCCGGCTGACAACTGCCCGCCTGACTTGACGCAAGACCGATGGATACCTTCCGCGATATGCGGCCAAATGGCATCGACCTGAGCGGTCGGCCAGAGGTTAGTTTGCAGCATCTGTCGTTTGGCCGGAGAGCGCAGAGAGCACCGTAATTGTCACCTTGTTAGCCGTCGCTGCCTTGGCGCGGATCTTGCGCGCGGTGGACTTGGCGTAGAGCTTCAGCGGCACGTCAAAACCAACCGTCATGGTCTCCCCGGCCCCTATCGTATGAGAGAAAATCCCATAATCGGTCGCGTTTAGCGTCCAGTAGAGGTTAACCAGGCACGTCGCCGTGTCGTCGTTGACGATGATCGCGCCATAGACAAGCGTCGTTGAGACGGTCCCTGCAGAGATGGAAAGCACGTCCGTTACGGTTGTCGCGGTCAGAAGTAGTGATATCGGTTCGTTGAGGCCGTTGGCGTTGGAAACTTCACGCATTTCTCAGCCTCTAAAGCATTAGAATTGCCGGCCGGACCAATAGGTCCATGCGGTACTGCCATGGATCGTGCTGTTGCCCGCGTTCCCGCCGCGTGCGTAAACCTCGTAGGTGTCGCCGCCGTTGCAGATATCCTCAATCGTGATTGTCGCCGACTGCGGGTTTGTGACGTGTGTGCTGTTGAACAGGACGCTTTTGTACTCGGCGGCGTTCTTGAAAATAGAGAGGCCACATATCTCGTTGACTGCATTGAATGCCGAGAAGGTGACCGTAGCAGAGATAACCGCCGCACCGGAGCGCGGAACCCATATGCTGGTTCCCGCAGTGTAGTCGCCACCTATCTGTTGCGCCACTGTCCCCATGGTGACCTTGACCCAGCCACCATTTGCAATGACCTGATTGGTGCCATTCTTGTTGGCTGCAAACAGCGGCGCACCATCAAGGCGACCACCGTTCTTCTCTTCGCCGTTGACGTTGCCAGGAAATACGTTTCGAGTGTCCAGACCGGCCCGGATCACGCCGTTCAAGTGGGTCAGGTAGGCCTTGCCTGTGGTCGCCCCTGAATAGGTGACGCCGACCACGTATATGTCGCTCGAAGCGCAGCCGGCGAACTGGCCGGTGAAGGCCGGTGTCCCTGTGATCGCCACGACCTGCGCTGCGATCCGGATATGACCGCCTTCCGTGGAGTGATAGTGGTTGAGCGCGCCGCCCGTGATCTTGTATGGCGATGGTGCGATATCGTTGATAAGCACGCCGCGATCAGTCGCGATCATGTGATCGGCACCGCCAGTCACCGCGCCGAAATTGATCTCGCTCCAAGTAATGCTTGACCCCGCACCGCTCGCGTAAAGCGACCATGTGCTAGCGGCGGTGCTGGAAATCTTGAAGCCGCGCACAAAGAATTGCGCGCCGTTCGTAGCGAGGAAGCCGCCAACTACAGCGCAGTTATCCCATGCCGCAGCGTTCGTCCTGTCGCCTAGAATCGAGAGCGTCCCGCCACCTGTTATCGGGCCATCAAGCCACCCGGTCGCGTAGGTTCCAGTCCGGCATTGAACTGTTATATCAAAGCCCGCCGTGTCGATCTTGTCGCGAACGGTGTCGATGGCCTTTTGGATCGTCAGGAACGCCCCACCGGCGTTATCGACACGGCCGGTATTTGCATCGTTGCCATCCGCGCGAACATAGTAAGTCCGATTGGCCGAAAGTGCCTCGCGAATACCAAGAAACGACAGTGCAAACACCGCATTTGGCAAGGCTATCCAGCGGCGTCCGAATGTCGAAAGGTTCACCGCTGGCCCTCCACCTTCGCGGTTGCCTCAATTCCAATCACCTGATGCCAGTCCGTCGCAGCCGGGATTTCCATCCTGAAGCCATGGATGCGGCCTGGCGTGCGGAAGTTGACCGTTGCAGTCGACGGATATGGCGTGACCGCATTGCCGACCGTCCTTGTCCCGCCATGATAGTCCGATGTGATCGGGCGGACGGTGAATGTCGGCGCGTCGGTATAGACCCTCGCTTGCTGAAGGAAGCTCCTCATGCCTGGGTTGAGTTCGGTGTCCGGCGTGTCGAGCGTTGCAGCCCTTGCCGTGCCCGAGAGGTAGCAGAGCCGGTTTGAGGTATCGAAGACAGCCATGGTCGGCGTGCCACCGGTAAACAGGCGGCTATCGAACGGCACGTCCGCAGTATCTATTGTGGCGTAGTAGAGGTCCATACCGTCAATGGTGACGGCCGGCGTAACCAGTGAGGCCATGTCGGTGACGTTGCTCGATGCGTAGCACCAGCGATCCAGCCCCCAATGGTAGCCGAGGAGGAATTTGGTCGTGTCGACCTTCTTGGCCTGCACCCAGACGATCTTCTGGAACGGGTCAGGCATTGCCTTGATTTCGTTTGTAGCAGATCGGTCGATCTGGCTGTCGAACCATTTGTCGACACGCTCGCGGCCGATTGCGTTGCCCTCAACACCGAGAAAGAACCCATCCGACGAATAGTAGAAATACTGGCCCGGTGCGATTTCCGCGATGGACAGAGGGGAAACAACGCCGCGATCCTGGTTGAGCACGTCGGTGCGAAACGAGAAATCACCCGTGGTGACCGTCATTGAGCGAATGCGGGTCCGCTGGAAGATCACGGCGCCCTGTTGCGAGCCCCTGCCGCCCATGACTTCCTCACCATCGGGGAAGTCCTGAATGTCGCAGCCCTTGGAACCAATCGTCCAATACGTCGCATCGCCAATACCCGATGTCATGATACGGTTAGGGAAGCTGGCGATGTTGCCGAGGCAGAGATATTCGCCCGCGATCCAGCTATATTTCGCCTTCGGAGGAGAGCCGGTCAGGAGCGCGAAATTCGTGCCGGAATTGATGTTTATGAACTGGATGTCATCCGTAATGTTGTGGGCGATGAGGTTCGAGCCGAAAACGGTGAACGACCATTTGTCGCCGGCAGGAACCGCATAATTGCCGCCAGCCAGACGGGTAATATCGGTCCAGCCAAGGGTGGCGGAATTATACTCGTAGAGCTTGGTCGTTGTGCCGGCGAAGATGCGATAGGCTCCCGCTGATGTCCTCGCATAGACCGCTCCGAGGCATGCCGAGGCCAGCGCGGTGGAGATCACTGTGAGATCGGGCATCGGCCCCCAGCCATCCGCAACAGGCACGCAATTGACGACATTGATGGATGAGGCCGGGTTGAAGATCGATCGATCCGGCTCAAATGGCGGGAACGATATCACGGCGTGCAGCCTGTCAAGGTGACGCCGGCATTGCCGAACTTGCCGCGATTATCGACGCTCTGCATGAGGTCGATATAGCTCTGGAGGAACTGAGATTCGCCGCTGATGCGCTCGGCATCCTTGATGTACTCCCCGACATAGAGCAGGCAGGCATGAAGGTAGGCGTTGGGATGCGCGGTCAGAAGCCAGTTGGTCGTGTTCGATCCCGAAAGCGCCGGGATCTTCTGGTAATAGGTCAGTTCGATGTTGTTCGTGGACAGCGGAAACGCCATCAACTGCGTACCGAGGATCGTAAAATTACACGCCAGTCCGGATGCGCGGTCGGGATAGAGCCGATCCGCTGCATCTTCGGTGATGTAGTCGAGTGGACGGCGGATTGACGCGACTTCCACAACGCGCTTGTATTCGATGTAGTCGGTCGGCAGCGTGCAGAGATTGGACACCGGCGTCAGTGTAGCTGTGGTCTCCATCTGCCGCATGCGAAGCTTCGAATTGAAGATGGCTTCAGCAAGGACAATGAACTGATCGGCGTTCGCCAGAATATCGGGACGAGCCGGCCAGTCTGTCGTGATCGCGGTGACGAGATCGGAGTAGGTGGCGAGCGTGGTCATACTTTCCCCCGAAACCGTCGATAAGGCAGCGCTGCTTCAGAGTTGAGAAACCACTTCATGTGGTCCCGGTCGCCTTCGCGGATTTTCTCCGCAATCTGCAGCTTGGGGTCGAACAGCACGTTGAGAGGAATGCGCCCGACGATCTTACCGTCACCGAAGCGCTTGCCCTGGCTTTCATCGAAAGACCGCTTGTTGTCCTCAAGGAAGGCCACCAGCCCACGCGGGACGGTCTTGCGGACATAGACGACATCGCCGTTGGCAAGACGCTCTAGCGGCGCCTCGTAACGATGAAAGTCTTCCGTGACCTCGATCAGCTTCCAGGCATCGTCTGGAATGTTGATCCGCTCCGGATCAATCTTCGAAGTCACGCTCAGCGATCCCAAGGCGACGCATGGTCTTGCCTTCGTCTTCCGGAACCAGGATCGTGGTGTTTGCCCACACCTTGCCGGTGGAGACGACACCCGGGAATGGTGCTGGCGCCTGCTGGCCGGGAATGTACTCTTCCGGCTCGATCACCTTGACCGTGCCATCAGACTGCTTGCGCTCGATTGCGGTCTTCAGGTAGCCGACGACTTCATAGGCGCCGACCGGGCGATAGTGCCGGAGCAGCTTCATGGCGACCATCTTGATGGCAGGCTCAGATGCTACAGGCTCAGGCGCTTCGATGATCGGCTTTGCGTTGGGAATGCCACGCGGCATGGTGTTCTCCTTGGTTGATAGAAAAAGGGGCCACCGTGATGGCAGCCCCCTTCCGTAGATATGCGCGTCGGTTAAACGGCGGCACTGAACGGCGTGGCTTCAGTGCCGGTGCAGACAAGGAAGCCTTCCAGCATCCAGAAGCCGGCCGAAACGTCCGTGACCCGGACCCACGAGCCGACAACACCGCCTGTGGTGGAGCCGTTCATGGTGATGGTGTCCGTGGTGGTCGTGGTCGGCATGGACGAGCCGGCGATGTCGGTCGTCAGGGCAACGCCGCCCTGAAGAACGTCGGTGGAGTTCGCCACCTGAATAACGTGGCTGCCGGACGAAACGGTCGCCACGACAAACACGGTGTAGACATCGCCCTTACCAGTCGATGCCGGGAGCGTGATGATGCGCCCGGTCGTGCTGTTGAGAACGACTTCATTCCCTGCGTGTGGACGCTGGGAAAGCGTGGTCGCGGCGGTGACCGCGATAGGCTGCATTGCATATGCCATTGTCGTTTCTCCTCAGGTCGAAGCGGTCAGGCCGAAGAGATCGGCGGCAACACCGTGAGCGGCTTCGTTCTTGACGATGAGGCAGTACTCAACGTTCAGAACGCGCTTTTCGGAGTCACCGGTCTTGGCCGGCTTGTTCATGGTAATGTCCTGGAAGACGCCCATCTGCACCATCTTGGGGTCGATCAGGAAGGCATTGCGGGCAACAGTCGCACCCGCGCGCGCCATCTGGCGGTTCGGAACGACAGTGATCGTGCCGAAGTCGGACAGATAGGTATCGGCCGCCGCGATGATCTGCGCCTGGCCGCTACGGATTTCATGGCGAAGCGGAACAACGTCCGAGTCGTCAAGGATGCGCGAGAACACCGTCTTGACGTAGGGCGAGACCATGAGAACGTCAGGGTTGCCGCCGGCATTGTAGGTGTTCAGGATCACCGAATCCAGAATGGCCTTGGTGAAAGCCCGCTGGGTGCCATTGGTCGCCGCGCCCTGGATGCCGTTCGAGAACGAGCCGGAAGCACCGGAGCCGCCGAGATCGTCATTCGTGGTCAGCCAGGCACGGAAGCCCGCCGAAGTGCGGTTGGTGGCGCCGTTGCCCGTGCCTGCGGAAGCCGCCTGATTGCTCAGGAGAGTGACTTCCATGTCGGTGCGGAGCTCGACGCCCTTCTTGGCGGTCTCGCGGGCAACTTCGGACTTGCGTCCGGCCTTGTCCGTCTGATCCTGGGTGCGCGAGATGATGAACGCCTTTTCCGAGATCTGGCAGTAGTTGCCGATGCGGGTCGTCGGGTTGATGGCGTCGAACGTCCAGTCATTGCCTTCCGGCTGGTTGTTCGTGGTGACGGGAGTAGCCAGCGTGTCGGTCTGCCATTCGGGATGAACGGTCATGACGGACTTGCGGCCGATGAGGGAGGTAAAGGGGGTTTCTTCCGGCGTGATCATATAGATCTTGTCGGCAAGCTCTTCCCTGTTACCTACGGCGTCGTAGGTTTCAAAGGTGTTGGCAACCTGTGCCATGTGAGTTCTCCGTTAAAGGTCTTTGAGGTCCATGAGGGACGCAATGCCGGCGTCGAACGTGCCGGTCTTGCGGAGCTGTTCGCCCCTCTGCTGAGCTTCGCGGGAGGTTTTGGCTTTCGGGTCCATGCGACGGCCGCCGGGAATAATCCGGGGCTTTGCCTCGATCTCCTGCTTGACCTTCGGGGCCTGTTGTTTGGCCCTTCGGAATTGCACGAGATCACGCATCGCAAGATACATGCGGTGGTCAATCGTTTCGCTGAGTTCCTGTTCGGCAAAGCCATACGCTGCCATCGTTTCAACGGCATCGCTCCAGAACTTCTGGTAGGTCTTGCTGTCCTTGAACTCAGGAACCGCAGTTGACAGTTGCTCCCATTCCTGGGCCTTCAACTGGTTGGCTGCGATTTTCTGCTCTTCAGTCATCCGGCCGCGTTCGGCCTGCTGCTGATAGTTGATTTGATTGAGCACCTGCATATGCTCGTCGTAGTCCGCCTTTTGCTGGGTGTAGCCTATCGGGTCGAATGACTGCGAGGCTGGGTCCAGCATGGCCCTGTCTGGGGCCTTTGGCGTAAAACGTTGAGCAATCGAAAGAACAAAGTCCCGCTGCTGCACAAGAGACTGAGCGGTTTGAGCGATCTGCGTTTTGTATTCGGCGATTTCTTTCTTTTCCGCCGCTACTTCCTGCGTAGATCGTGTAAAAGACTGCTGGGACATGAAGCCGCGCTTCAGAGCCTCAACGGTGGTCACAGTTCCGTCATTTAGGGTGACCTTCGCATCGTTCGACACGAACTTGCCACCCGATTTGACTTCATCGGGACCGTCTTGCTCTTCGCCGTCTTCTTGTTCTTCAGTAATCTCGGCTTCGTCGGCCTCACCCTCTTCGGGCGCGTCAGCTTCAGCCTCTTCCTTGGCCTCAACCTCTTTAGCGAGTTTCGGATCACCCGAGTCGTCAAGCAGGTTTTCAATGGCGTCCGCGCCGTCGTTAAAAGACAACGCGCTGTCGCTAGCAGTCCCCTCGTCGGGGAGGTTGCTTACGGTCATGTTTTGATGTTCCTTGTGGAGGTTAGGCGAAGGTTCCGGAGGAGTTCGCCGTTTTCGTCCTGTTGACTGCGTTTTGCAGTTCGGAGCGAATGTCTTCGATCGCTTGCACCCTCTGCTGAAGGCGAAGGACCGCTGTTGTATCGTCTGCCTTGACGGTGGCGAGCGCTTCGAGCGCTTCGAGCTTCACCCGATCAAAGGCGTAGGTCAGTGTGTCGTCAGCCAGGAGCCTTGCGGCTTCCTTGGCGTAGTGGTCGGGGTTCAATAGTAGCCCACCGTACAGGAGACGTTGGCAAGCGTGGCATCGTAGCCGACATAAAGCCCGGTGTTGAAAAACACGTCCAGATTGATCGTGTGGCCGACCGTGGTGGCGAACACCCATTCCGAATAGATGATGGTGTTGGCCTCGGTCAGGCTGTCATAGATGGTGAGGAGCCCGGCCGTAGGCGTAGCGGTCGTCGGCGCGATACTGATGTTGTGGACGAAGCCGTTACCGGCCTTGATCTGGCCGTCTGCGGTGACGCGCGTGTATTTGGTCTTGCTCATGGCTTGGCCTTTTGCTTCTGCTGTGAGGTCTGCACCTTCACGGCGTTGTTCTGCTGTGCTGTATGTGCTGCGAGAGCGTTCGATTCCCGCGCCGCCTCACGCTGCGCATTGATCTTCATGACCTCGATGGTCATCTGATGCTCGCGGTCGAGTTGCTTCTGGCGCGCATCCTCTTGCAGTTTTGCATACTCAAGCTGCTGCTTTTGCGCCTCGCCCTCGGCATTCTTCTGCATTTCGGCCATCTTCACCTGAAGATCGGCCTGCATCTGCGCCTGCTCTTTTTGCACCATGGCCTGGGCCTTGGCTTGCTCAAGTTGCATGGACATCTGCATCTTGGCCTGCTCAAGCTGGATTTGCGCCTCAGCTTTGGCCTTTTCCAGTTCCAGCGCCGGATCTGGCTTGGGCTGCGCCGCTGCCTGCTGCATCTGAGCAAGCTTGTCGTCGTCAATCTCCATGTAATATTCGTCTGGGTTTCGAATGCCGGACGATTCAGCGAGCTTGGTTGCCGTCTTGACGATCTTCGGAAGCATTTCCAGCGCTTCGCCGGCAAACCCACCCTGAGCCAGGGTCATTGCCATCTGGTTCTGCGTCATCAGGATGTTGTTCAGCATCGCGATGTCGCGGTCGCGGGAGCCGGTCCCCATGCCGGTGTTTACCGTCACGTCCATGCCGGCATTCCAGAAGCGCGGGTCCATGTCCACCCACTTGTCGCGGATGCGGATTGTCCTCGGGCGATCCTGATGCTTCACAAGCAACCGAAGGATCATCTTGAATACGCGCTTCCAGCCCAATTCGGCCTGGTTGCGGGCGATCAACTCCACCTGGGAGTAGGAAGCGTCTTTCTGGTTCTGATTGGCCGTGGCAGACTGGTTTTGAAGCGTCTCGGGATCGAGCGCCATTGTGGAGCGCGAAACGCCTGTACGCTTCTCCGTGACCTGATCAAAGTGCTCCAGACCCATCAGGGCCTTATCACCAATGAACGGGATTGAAAGCGGCGTGATTGGCGAACTGGCCTGCGAACCCTTCTTGCGCCACACTGTCCCGCCGAATACCGGGGCTTTCAGCATTTCAGGGTTGGTAACGGTGTCTACTTCCGCCTCCATCAGCGGGTTGTTCACCCAATAGAGGTTGTCGAGAAACTGCCGGGTCAGCACCGTCTTGACGCGCTGGGTGTCCATCGTCTCATCGGCAATGGAGCGTGCGTCCCAACGATGGGGCACAGGCTCGCAGGGAATGTCGGAGAACGGGCAATCGTCGTCCCATGTTTCCCAGTCGAGCAGTTCCCCTGCGCCACCGGAGCCTGCGTAGTAAGCCCGAACAGTCTCAGCTATGCCGTCCCCGTCGACATCAACCTTGATGTAGCATTCGTATAGGTCGATAAGCTGCATCGACTTGTCGGACGTGTCGGCGCTGAAATCATAGGTCGGATCGCGCGCCGTGCGCTCTTCCTGCAGACCGGAAGGGCGATAGGTCGGCAGTTCATCCACAACGTCCTGGTTGAAGCCCATCTCGACAAGATCGGAGCGCGTTACGCTGTCCCTGTGGGCGGTGAACCGTGCATCCTCAAGATCGATCGAATCCTTGTCCTTGAGGAAATCTTCGCCCGCGATGCACTTAATCCTAAGGCGCCCCGAGCGAGTGACGCGCTTGGTCTTGATGTTGAACGTCTGGATTTCCTGCGGGATAGGCTGGCCAGTCTGCGGATCTGGCATTTCCACGGTCTGCGGCTCGCCGGGCTCCTGAGCGGTGATCTCGAAGCCGCGCTCCTGCTGCAGAATGGCGATCTGTTCGGCTGTCATGCCGGTCAGCTCGGAGTATTCGCAGTCCTCTTTGTCGTCCCACCAATGCTTGACGATGCCATTGCCCAGAAGCAGACTGTCGTGCGTCGCGTCCCAGATGACGCGATAGCCGTTGTTGTCCTTCCAGAAGACGTAGTTGCAATAGTCCGTCGCCTGCTTGGAGAATTCCTCATCACCCTTGCCGACCGGCTCATATTCAGCCATGCGGTCAGAAGCAGAGAAAACCCGGATAATGCCAGGCAGCATCCAGCCGATTGTGTCGGCAACATCGCGAGAGACAACAGACGAGCGGTTGGCCGCTGCCGGCGTGTCGGTCATGACGCCGCGATAGTATTCAAGCGCGCGTGACCTATCGCCGGATAGCTCCGTCTCCATGAAGCTGACTGACGACTGAATCTCAGAGGCGATAAGCGCCTTCAGGGATTCGTCGTCGTAGCGCTCGCGCTCAGCCATGGGTAACTTTCATCTAGACCACCCATTTGTTGTCTGGCGCTGCGTAGGAGACTGACATTCGCTTCTCCTCGGCGCCCATGACACCGCAGCCAAATGCATCAGCACCGTGAGATGCCCAATCGTGGAGCGGTCTCGGCTTCAGCGTCTTGTGTTTGTCGTCGTATTCGGCGCGATACATGCGCAGCACCTTGATGCCGTCGCCGCAGCCTTTTTCATCGAAATAGAAGCGATTGAACTTCACCCGGGCCGCGTTAATGCGGTCATCCACATTGTGCCGGGGAACGACTTCGCAATTGAACTGACGGGCTTCGAGGAATTCCACTCGGCTGTTGCCGGTCTGCAGCTCGCGCGCTTCAGCGTCGTGGGGCAGAAGATGCTTGTGAACCGTGAATGGTAGCGCCTTGATCCAATCCACGTAATGATCGAGCCGCTGGCTGCTGTTCTCGTAGTAGCGCAGCCAGTGCCATTCCTTGCCGACGATCTGAAACACCCAGATTGCCGTGGAATCGCCTATCCCCAAATCCCAGCATGCATAGGTGTCTGCAGCGCGATCGTGCGGAACCTTGGTGATCCGGTCATCAGCCTCGGCCAATTCCATCTCCCGGCCATAATAGGCGCCGAGAATGGCAGCATTGAACGAGCACTCGTATTCCTGAGCATATTGCTCTGGCGTCAGTGTGCGCCTGGCGTCTGCCAATTCCTCATCATCGATGAGCTTGGTGACGCTGGCTTTCAGTTCGCCCGAGAACCAGTCATCCTCTTTGCGGGAGCGCTCGAAGATGGTGTGGAAATCATTGTCGCCCTTTGGCGTACCGATGAACGTTGCCCAGCCCTTGCGATCTGATAGCGTCGGGCGAATGACTTCAGGCCATGCCCTTGGATCGTGGTCACCCGCCTCATCAATCACAACGCCGTCATGATAGAGGCCGCGAAGCCGATCGTAGTTCTCAGCGCCGTAGAGCCGTATTCTAGCCCCGTTGTGCGGCAGCGTGACGAACAGTTCGCTTTCGGACTTGTCAACGCCAGGAATGGCCGAGGTGTATTCCTTGAGGTAGGCCCATGCCACGTCCTTGGCCTGGGTGTAGGTCGGGGCAATGTAGGCGTAGCGCGGCTCTCGCTGCTTATTCTCTGAGGCGCGCTTGATCAGATCCATGATGCAGGCGACAGTCTTGCCGGCTCGTCTATGAGCGACGACAGCAGCCCAGCGCTCTTTTCGTTCGAGATAGGGTAGAAATTGCGGCCGTGGCAGGAAGGTGAGATTTACTCTCACTTGCCGCCATATGTGACGTTGAGGACCAGCGGGTTATCCACGTCGCCGGCGATCTGCATGGGCAGGACTTTGCCGAGAAGCGCCAAGAAGGGACCAGGATTCTCCACCGCTTGGATTGTGAGGTAGCCAACTAGTCCATCCTTATCGGCGGCCTCTGCGGCTTGCAGGATCGCATCCTTGAGCAGCGCCGTGGTCTTGTTCGGCTGCCCCTTCGGCCTACCCGGGCCTGGCTTGCCTTCGCCGATTTTGGGCGTTTGTTTATCGGGCATTGGACTTCGGTATGATTTTGCCAATACGGCAGTGACGCACGGCCGGGTTAAGGGCAAGCAAAGCCATAAGTGTCATGGCATCCGCGTTGAACCTCTGCGCTCCGGCCCACGCGCGATGGGTTGAGAACGCAGGCGGCTCTGGCGCCTTAGGGCATTTCCAGATCGATCCGAATCCGAACATGGTGGCAGTCCTTTTCAGGGGAGGTTGCCTGATGATGGGCTTTGCAGGTGGCGATCCTCAGGATCAGCGCTTAGCCGTAGCGATGCGTTTCGACGCGACGCCCGAATACCTGCAAACTGTGAATTGTAGACGTGAAAATGAAACGACGAGCGATGAACTCTCGTCAGTGTCCGGCCGAGTTGTCCCAAACGGTCCGCCAGGCAACACAAATCATCTGCTGAAATAATAGGGCCAAAACATTTCTGACGCAAGCCCTATGCGGCGGATAGTTGAGCGGCCTCGAACTCTGCCGATGTCAGCCGGCCAAACAGGTTCACCATGGCCTTGATGTTGCCGCTCTTGGTGACTTCCTCGACAACGGCTGCGAAGGTGGCGAACGGACCGTCTACGATGGTGAACTCCCTGCCCCGCTGGTATTTCATCTCTATAGTCGCCTTGCGCGTCGCAGCCTCTTCCTTGCGGTGAATGCGAGCTGCGCGGGTGTCATCGAACTTCATGTCCACCTCGGCAAGGTAAAGCTCCTGCACGTCAGCACCAAGCACGGGAATGGGTTTGCCCTGGTATTCGAGGAACTTCTCTACACCCTCGCATGCCCTGACGAAGCCGAAGTGCTTGAGCTTGTCGTCTCTCGGCATTCCGACGAAGATGTAGCTGATCATCAGCGGACGCTCGTGTTCGGTGTAGAGGTTCGTGCGCCGGTGCTTTTTCTCGAAGCGCATCCGAGGGAAATAGACATCGAACCCGGCAAGCCTGATGTTGTCGGCCGCTTTCGCTTCGCATTTGATGTTGCAGCGAACGACATACCAGGCTTTGGTTGGATCGACTGGCTTCATTGTTCAATCCGTTCCCATTTCAGCCCGAACACCAGCTTGTGCATGAAGCGGTGGAAGGCGTTTGGTGGTTTCTTGTCGGGTGGGACGTGCCACCAGACACCATCGATGAGCATTACCTTCCAGACTGGAGGCAGCGGTACATCGAAGAGGAAGACGTGGGGCTCGCCGTTCACTCGGTTGTCCTCTCTGGCTGCTTTTTTTTGGGGGACTTGAACCATCCTCGCGCCCAGAAAAAGTCGTATGGTGTCCAGCCGATGATCTTTCCATCCCGGCGCAAGAAGCCGAATTTGTCGATGGTGTAGCTCATGGCTGTTCTCCTGAGCGGATGAGCGGGAGTTCTGTTATTTCCAAGTCGCGATGAGATGGTTGCGACGCCACCCATGCTTCAGCTAGTTCTTTGGAGGCGCAAACAGCTTCAGGCTCGCCATACCCTTCGTATGGATACCATGGGGCCACCACCCAAACAGTATGTGTCAGCCCCTCCGCAATAACCTCCGTTGCAGCATCGCCGAGAGTGGATGATGCCTCCATGCGAGAGCTTATTGCTGCTACTATGGATTGAGCGGTGGTGAGGATGTCAGCGGGGTATTGGCTCATGGTGCTGCTCCTGCGGCCTTGCGCTGCTTGTCCCTGTTGCGGACCTTTTCCAGATCGTAGCCAACAAGCTTTGGAAGATTGTGCGCCGCTGCGTGGCAGGCGACTAGGTGCGTGACTGACGTATGGTCCCTGGCGAACCATTTGCCGAGCAGGACCATTGAAAGCATCGGCTGCTTTGCCTTGATGAGGTAGGCGGCCTCTTTGCGGGCATCGACTATCCCTTGAAACCGCTTTCGTCCGGCGATATCCGATAACGGGATGGCGTGCCTGTCTGACACTTCCGAGGCGATGGAAATTGCCCATTCCGGCATGCCGTTTCTCCGTAGCAATCGCATGCCATCAAGCCGCTCATGCTCGATGGCGGCCAGCTTGGCGCGTTCTGCGATGGCGACCGGATCTTCCTCAACCACATGAAGCAACACCGGCCTCTTGAAGGGCTGTTCCACAATCTGTTGGACGTGGCGCATGCGGATGCCGCGCTCGGTGTTTCGATAAGCAAACATTTGCATGTGGATAACTCCCTTACGCTACTCGGATTCTGCGCATGAATGGTGGCGGGTTCCGCTCGATGGCGCCCCAGGCTCTGTTGCGAGCCTCACGCCATTGCCGCTCCGCTTGAGCCTCAGGAACAGATAGAAGCTCCTCAGGGACCTCGATGCCCCATCTGGTGGCGAGGACAACCATAGCGCCGAAGCCGGCTTTGTTGGCCGCGTCCAGTTCGTCCATGAGCCCGCAGGCGTAGGCATGGCGGTACATTGGCATCTTCAACCGCATGCGTTCCCGCTCGCCTTGTGTCGGCGCGTCAGGGTGAACCGGCGTCGGAAGGCGGAGGACGCGATTGGGGACCACTGCCGTCCGAATGATAGCGGCCAGCTCCGGAGGGTGTGGGCAGTATTTCGGGTTGACGCCCTCGCACTCGCCCCGAAGGAATTTGCGGATACCGTATTCGATCGCCTCGATGGTGAAGCCATTGAGCGCCGTCATGTAGCCGAAGATGGCGCGCTTCTCATCGACGCCCGGAGGGAAGCGCATAGAGTCGAACAGGACCTGTAGCGCTTCCGCCGTCTGACCGTTCGTAGCTGGCATCGATTGTTGGGCTGATTGCTGGGACACTGTTTTCGCCTCGAATGATTGCGTCGAGAATTTCGTTGTGTGCCGACCTGGCCGGTGGCGCCGTCGAGCGTTGAGGTGGTGCTGTTCGGCTTTCGAGCCATTCCGGCTTGATGCCCGTCCAGTTACGGAGAACCATCTCGTCAGCCGCCGCCTGCGGATCGGGACAAGCTTGGAGTGCTGAGACGAGCAACGAGCCGGCGTGAGCCGAGAACGTCGCGCCCTTCTTGCGTCGAACAGCGACAAGGGCTTCGATGCGGGCAGGATCGAGGATGGAAGACAGTTCGCCTTTGAAGGCGTCCAGATCCCCACGCGGCTTGGCCGCTCTGTCTTTCTTCCTTTCTTCCTTTTCTTTTTTATCTTCCTCTAAAGAACTACCTTCTACGCGCACGAGCCGTTCCGTAACGGCCTGTGATGTTTCCGAACGTTCTGTAACGTTACGTAACGTTTCCGGTTTGTTCTTAGCACGCCATTTATCAACGCGAGCCTTGACCTTGGCGCGACGTTCGCCGGCATCCTCATCGAAGATTTCCAGCACGCCGGCCATCTGCTCATGGCTGAGGCCGAGACTGGCAAGTTTGCGGAACATTTCCGGGCTCATTTTCAACAGCCTTCCTGGCGAAGCAAAAACTCGCTTCTATATTCTATTGAACTGCTTGGGGCCGAAAACCAGCACGGACACCCGCTATCCACAGGGCAGGAAAGTTTTCCACAGGTTGTGAACAGGCTCGGACGCTTCATGCTGCCATTGCCTCCTCAGTCTGCTGTATGATCACGACGCAAGGCGGTCCGTCCGAAGCCCATTCGAACGTCAGGCGCCGAACAAACCGGTTGCTGTCGTTCTCGATGAGGCCATTCGTCTTGAGCGTGTCGAGAACGCACTTGCCGAGGTTGTCAGCGTCTCTCTCGCGCTTGTCAGGCGCGACGAGGCGGACGAACACCGAAACCGTACCCTTGAGCTTCTGTGGCCGCTGCTGGGCTATTACAGCCCAGGCTTCCTTGCCGTAGGCGCGATAGCGCGGCGAAGGTATGCCGCCGCCGCCCTTGTGCTTCAGCCAAAGAGCGTGCAGCGGCACAGGAAACGGAAGCTCGATGCGCGTCATCCCCTACTCCGCTTGTGTTTTATCTGAGTGAGTGATGGTCACGGGCTAGTGAGCCGCCGCTTCCGCTTTGCCGGCCTCGTACATGGCTGCGGCGCCGTCGAAGGCGGGAACGCCGGGATGGGTCGTTGCCACGCCTTCAATGGTCTTGGAATAGGCAGAGGATGCGGCAGTGGTGTTGTAGCTCTGGGCCGATGAGCCGACTGCCGACGAGACGTTGCCGGCGCCGAAATAGCTCCAGTGGGGATACCAAGGCCGTACATAGCGATCGATATAGACCGGGTAGCTTGTCGGCGTGATTGCTACGCCATCGACGGCGGCAACCTGTTCCTTGATGCGCTCCCATTGCTTCTTGCTGGGTGCACCTTCCATGGCCTCGGTGTAGCCTTCGAACCATGCTTTAAATTCGTTGAGCTTCATGGTCATTCTCCTTTGAGTTCAGGTGCGATGATCAGGGCGAGCCAACGAGCGGAGCGCAGCAATGAACGCGCTGTAGAAATCCGCTTCGTGGCCCACCATGAGAGCTTCGGCTCTGGCGATGAGGTCGTCGTTGGTTCTGAGTTCTTCTTGCGCATAGCGAAGGCCCGTTTTCCTCTCTATCTCCCTGAGTTCGTCGGCGCTGATCGATATGCGGGGATCGGCATACCAAGCATCTTTGGTTCTGTTCGCCGACCAACCCAACGTTCTGGAGGCCAAACGGATGCGCGCCTTTGTTGAGCCGAAAGAGGGCGGCGCTACCCTCTCTCGTAGGGCACTTTGAACAAACTCAACGGACGACATTTCGGATTTCTCCACGCGATATTTGGCCATTTCCGACTGCTCCTGCTTCATGGTTGTTTCCATGGTCAGCAGGCGCAACGAAAGGAATTGGCGAGAAGACGAAACACTTGAAGCTGCCGCACGTCGTCTTTGGCGAGACTGGGACGAGCGGATAGCGCGTAAACAGGCTGCGGAGGGTCTGAACAATTCCTCCGCTGAAATTGGTTCCCCGACTGCTGTCCCTGCGTGTCGGGAGAAAACGGCGGACAGCGAGAGCTCCAGTGATGGGCGCAAGCTCAATCGCTGTCCGCCAGTCGACACTGCCGAGGGAGGACAAGGCAGCGATCACACCGCTGAGAGGGGTAGAAACAGCAGCGGATGCGGTAGCTGGCGGGGTTTGTGCGTTTGTGATGTCGCTATGCGCCCGCCAGCGCAGCCGAGCGCAGGTTCGAACAGCGACGGGTTCACGGTCGAGGCTCCAGTTGAGGGGAACGCCAGGAACGTGCGCTCGGGTAAATCTGATTGAGGCGGTGTTCATTGTCCGTCTCGCCCCCTGAGGTAATGACCAGTGGCATAGGCGAGGGGGAGAGAGGCAATGAACCAGATGGCGAGGACGTAGAGGAACGTGGTCATGACTGCACCACGCGGTAGGCAATGATGTCGTCGTCCATGACTTCGTGGCGCCAATCGAGATCAGATGCGATTGACTTGCCTTCAACCAGATCGCGCAACCGGTATTCGACCCTAGCGGTACGGCTAACGGGGCACTCTCCGCCAGTCCATTCAACCCAGCCGTTGGTGTCTGGAGCGCTCATGCCGCCACCGCATATGAGTTGGCGGCGATGAACGCTTTGCGCGAACCATGCAGCCGAGCGTTGAAGGCGTTAACGGCGCCGAAACCATAAGATTTGTTTAAGCTGAACTGACCTTCACGGGGGGTTGATGCTGCGGCGCGAAATCGGGAATTCTGTCCTTCAGCCGGCGAAGAAAAAGCAAAACCGCGCCGGGCAGAGGGATCGTCAAAATGGCTGGAGACGAGCATACCGCCGACATCTATGTGTCGGGGCTTTCGCATATCGAATTGATTGGCGGCGGCTGTGCCCGCTTCGTTTGCTACCTGAACAGATTTCGTCAAGATGGCTCGATCATCCGAGTGTTTCGCCCCGGCATCATAATGCCGCTGGTCGAAGTCCCAGATGCAGTCCGCAAATCCATGCTGATCCCGACCGAAGAAAAGGGCACAATTCGGCGTCTCAACCCCATGTGGCTGCAGTGACATCAAGCGGCTTCCTCTTGCGAGGTTTCTTCCTGCGACGCGACTGGCGGGAGGAAGTCGTCTGCGCTCAGTTCAATGCCTTTGTCCTTAGCAGCCGCGATCATGGCCGGGACGTGCTTGAACGGGACCATGCCGCCAGTGCCGCCGGCTTCCTTGGCGCGCATCCAGTTCGAGACGCGGGTGCGGTGAACGCCCGCAATCTTCGCGACTGCGTTCGGTCCACCGAGGGATAAAATGATTGTGCGGGCTGGTTCCATGCTGCGTAGTGTAGCGATAAAAGCAACAAACGCAAGTGGATTTGTAGCGAATACGGAAATATACGCCGAAGGCCGCGCAGGCTATCGGTTTTTCATGTTGTCAGAATGGCTACGTGAGGCGATCAAGCAATCCGGCGTGAAGCAGGCGGCGATTGCGCGCGAGTTGACCCAGCGTCTAGGCCGTTCAATCGACCGGGCCGCCGTCAACAAGATGGCTACGGGTGGGCGAGCTATTGCCGGCGACGAACTGCTTGAGATCGAGCGTATCACCGGTCTGACGGCGCCGAAAGAAATCATGGTGCCGCTCAAGGGCAAGGTAGGCGCCGGCCAAGAAGTCATCGCCATCCATTCAGAAGATGACGACCACGTTGCCGCTCCTGCCGAAGCGAAGCCTGGAACGGTCGCCGTCGAGATTTCCGGCGAATCGATGTTCCCCGCATATGAGGAAGGGACGTTACTCTATTACAGCAAACTCCTGCCGCCCGATGCGATGGTGAACCGCCGCTGTGTCGTGCAGCTCGGCGATGGTCGGATCTTCGTCAAGGTGCTTCGGAAGGGTTCGACAGACAGGACGTGGACCCTGCAGAGCGTCAACACGCTTTATGCAGACATGGTGGATGAGGTTGTTGAGTGGGCGGCTCCTATCGACTGGACCAAGCCCAGGTAACTCAAGGCATAGCTCTATCATAGACGGGTACTGCACCACCCGAAGGCACGGCTTGCTGAAGCCGCCTAGCATCCGTCGAACTCGAATTCCCCCATAGGCTCGATCTTTGATAACGGAGGTCGCCTCTCCGCTGCACCCGGCGATCACAATGGCGATGGGTAAAGTCGCCCGATCCTGTTGCCGGCTCCGCGCCACAGCGCGTGAGGGTGTCTTGGTGCTTCAGTGCCTATGGTTTACCGGCGAGGTGCCTTCCTCGTGTTTCCGGTCGGGCCCGTCATGCCCCGTCGAGTTCTGTCCGGTGTGCACGTCGCCGGCATCGTGGGGGATTTCATGCGCCGGATGAATCGGAGCTGGCGGGACAAGTCCCAGGAAAGACCGCCGCTTTCGCGCTCGCGCCACAATGCCTTGCCGGGAACCTCCGAGCAGACACAAGATATTGAGGTTTTTGCGCCGCGAAGCGTCGGCTCCTGTTGCGGAACCATGAGCGTTATTGTATAACAGCTCAGACATTTGCATTCCTTCGCGCGCCGGTCGGATCATCCCGCCGGCGCTTTTCTTTTGCGCTCTGTCGGGCGGCTTGTCAATAATTGTATCTTTTATCGCTACATGCCTGTTGACAGTGCGTAGCGATTGGCGCTACATTCTCCTCACACAAGGAGACGCCGACATGAACGCCCTGATCGCAAAAGCCAAGACAGCCACCACAAACCAGCTCTTGGAAATGGCCATGCTGCTCAACAGCGCCGAAACCCGCGAGGCAGTCATGGCTCGGGCGGCAGTTACGGTTGCGCTTGAGGACCGCCTGACGGGTGCAGAGTTCGATGCCTTCTTTGCGGGGCTGGACGCATGAGCATCCCCGGATACGACGCATGGAAGACAGAAACGCCCGAGGATGAGCGCGAGCGCTTGTTTGGCCCGCTGTGCCCCTTCTGCGGCGCGGCCGACACCGACCACTGCGACATGTTCAACGAGGACGACAGCGTTTGCGCCTGGGAAGAGAGCCAGCCCGATCCGGACGACCTCATGGAGCAGCGCCGCGAAGACAGAGAGCGTCAAGGCGAGTGGCCTGACGAGCAGCTCTAGCCCCTCCCACCCCAATACATTCCAGAAGGACAGAGACAATGAACGCCGAACGAATTCTCAAGCTGGCTGATGTGATCGAAGGCTTGCCGCATGGAACGGTTGATTGGGCGTCGTCAATCGGCGAACTCTCAGCCTTCAACATGTCGGAATGGAATTGCGGAACTGTCGGCTGCATCGCTGGCTGGACCATTAAGGTTTTCAGCAAGGCCGATGATAGCACCCACTATACCACTGAGGCGCGCAGTCTTCTAGGTCTCAGCAGCGAGGAAGCCGAAGGCCTTTTTACGCCTAGATGCAGAGACGTGGAAGACTATCGCCGCGTCAAGCCAACGCAAGCCGCAGCCGTCCTTCGCCATCTCGTCGCAACTGGCGAAGTCGATTGGTCGGTCGCATCATGAACGCCCACGCCTCCCCCACCACCTTCTCCCCCACCCTAGCCGATAGCTGGCGCATAGCCTCTCAGGATGTAGTCGAGGCTATTCGCTTCTGTCGTCAATATCGCAGGGTGATTAACGAGCGCGACGAGCGGCTTGTATCGGGCCACCTCATCCACAGCCGGGCCTATGTAGCAGCCTGCCGTAGATGGCTCCCTGACACGGAGAGGCGGTATCTGGAATGCGTCAGGACGGTCAGCCTTGCTGAAGCTGAGATGACAGCAATCGGCATGGCGTTCGCAAAAGCTTCAGACGCTTGGGAGGATTGAGCAATGAACGCATACGGCGATAGCAACGACGAAAGCGGCAATTTCTACCAGCCTGGACAATTAGGCGCACCGACGCGGGATTACTGGACGGCCCTTAGGGATGACCCTTCGATGGCGCATGTCCTGCGCAAGCTTTCGATGGACGACCTCCGAAGCATCGCTAGGCACGCTTGGCGCAACCCTGTCTATCTGCTCTGGCAGGATGCCGATACCGCGCCAAAGACTGGGTTCTTCCTAGCATGGTCCCCTGAATTTCCTGACATGGTTTCTTGTTGGAAGGCCGAGCTTTTTCACGGTGCCCGCAAGGAGGGAACTCCGCGCCACTTGTCGGCGAACCACTTCACGAAATGGATGCCTGTGCCCGTGCCGGAGGCCAAGCCATGACCCCGAAGAAAGACGAATACATGAGCGGGTATGGCGACGGGTTCAAAGACGGCTTCAAATACGGAGCGTCCGAGTTACTGGCTGCGCTCAAGGCCATGGTCCTAAACGACGCACACACCTATCGCGACTGCCACAAGGCGGCGGTGGCGGCTATCGCAAAAGCGGAGGGCCGGTCGTGATGGACATCCTAGAAGCCTCCCGCCTGCTTCGCTTCCAAACGGATTGGGAGCGCAGGTTTCATGAATACGAACTGCTTCTGACAGCCGGCGTCGATGCCGACGAGGCCGAGCGCATCGTGCGCCGCGCTGCCGCTGATCGCGCCGAAATGCAGCAGGAGGCCGCGTGATGTCAACCTATGCCCTCGCCTGTCGTGACTGCGCTCTCGGGCTCTTGAGAACGGCGCGGTACGTCAAGGAAACCGGAAACATGAGCGAGGTTGTCCGCCTCGTCAACAACAGCCGTTGGTACTGGCGGCGTTACCTGATGGAGATCGTCAAGTGATCGAGACAAGCGAACAGATTGTAGCGCTGACCGCCAGCATCATCAAGGTCCAAGGCGCGATCAGCGGTGTCCACAAGAACGCCAAGAACCCGCATTTCAGGAGCAGCTACGCCACGCTGGAGAACGTCATCGACACCGCGCGGCCGGCGCTCCAAGAGGCTGGCATTGCCTTTGTGCAGGCGCCTGGAATGGTCATCGACGGTTCGGTGGAAGTCACCACCATGCTCGTCCACACCTCCGGCGAGTGGATGAAGTCCACGCTGCATGTACCGCTTGGCAAGCGCGATCCGCAAGGCGTCGGCTCGGCTATCACCTACGGCTGCCGATACTCCCTCATGGCCATGCTTGGCCTGCCGCCGACAGACGATGATGGCGAAGCGGCTATGGAGCGTGAGACGGTTCCGGCCCGACAGGTAGGCATCAATCCCAAGACCGGCATGGCGACCGCCAACGCGCTGAAGAAGGACAAAGGCCCCGACAACTGGGAAGCCTTCCAGAGCGAACTGGTCGAATGTGAAACCGTGCCAATGCTGACGAAGCTGGCGCTGGGCTGGTCCAACATTGCAGAGCGCGACAAGTGGCCAAGCCATTGGCGCGAACTCGCCAAGGAAGAGATCAACAAGCGCCGCGAAATCCTCGTCAACGGGCTTCCCGACGATGACATTTTCCCCGGCGACCGGCCGTCTGGCTACGTCTCCACAATCCAGGCGGGTTGACCGATGGCTTACGAGCAAAAAGACAATAGCGGAACGCTCTTCAAGAACGACAAGCGCGAGAAGGATTCGCAGCCTCACGCCACCGGCTCGGCAATAATCGACGGCGTGGATTACTGGGTGTCAGCCTGGACCAAGGAAGGGCAGAAAGGCCGCTTCCAGTCCCTCGCCTTCAAGCGGAAGGACGCGAGATGACCAAGCGCCCCGAAAAGCCCGTCTATGCATTCGTCCGTCGCGGCGATGGCTTGTTCCCTGACATGGAATACGACGCCACCGCACTGGATGGGATCGCGCAGAACCAGCGCGTCAAGCTTGAGATCAAGCAGTGGCGCAACCTGGACCGCCTCCGCGCTTATTGGGCAACCCTGCAGGACTGCGTGAACGCCACCGGGTGCGCACCTAGCAAGGAAGCGCTGGACGCCTACGTGCGGCCAGCTGTGGGCTTTGTGGACGCCATCCGTCTGGCTTCCGGGCATTTCGTCGGCGTCGGGCGTCCGATCAACACCCGCGAGTGTGACGAGCCCGAGATGATCGCGTTTTTCCAGAGCGTCGAAGAGCTGCTGGCGAAGGAATTTGGCTACGTCTCCGAGCAGAAGGATCGCGCAGCATGACAATCCAGAGCCATCTAAAGCGTTTCCCCAACGCCAGAACCTCCACGATTTCCTATCTCGTCCGCCAAGACGCCATCCACCAGGAGCTACGTCGAGGACTGGATAAATCGGAGCCCTCGCTGCTGAAGAAGCTGCTGGGCTGGCTGGGGAGGCGGTCGTGAGACGCGAGTTCAGCCGCAAGATCAAGCAAGCCGCCATCACGCGCGCCGCCGGCAAGTGTGAGAAGTGCCAGGCTGTGCTTAAGCCGCGCGAAGGTGAAGTCGACCATGTGCTGCCCGACATTCTAGGCGGCGAGCCGATCCTTGCCAATGCTCAGGTGCTTTGCCGGGTCTGTCACACCGAAAAATCCGCGGTGGATATTCAGCGCACCCGCAAAGCCGATCGACAACGCGATAAAGCCTCCGGAGCCGTTCGCCCCGCCGGGAAGATCCCCAGCCCACCCAAGCCTGAGCGCGTCTCAAGACCCTCGCTCGCCCCGAAAATACTGTTCACAAGGATGACGCCATGACGATAAAGCCATGTCCATTTTGCGGCACCGAGGCCGTTCACCGAGAGACAATCGAACACTACACCGATCCGGTTGGCAGCTTCTCATGCCGCCATTCTGTGGCCTGTGACGAGTGCGGCATCGAGATCAGCGAAGAGCATGCCGAAGACGCTCTCGCTACCTGGAACCGTCGAGCGGAGATCGCCCCATGACCACCAGAGAATCGCGGACGGACGGGCTGGCGGCTTTCGCCAAGGAAATGATCCGAGCCTCATGGGAAGGTTGCGAGGGCGGCGACATCATTCAGGAGGCGGCTGAAAAGTATGGCCTTGTCAAGCGCGTCCCATTCGATCCCGCCATCCACGAGGATGTTGATGGGTACGGATACGAAGCTGGTGATCCGTGGTTCGTGTTCACCGAAATTCTCGATGAAGGAACCCAGCCATGACCAACGAGACAGACGGTCTGACCGCAAACCTGAGACTGGCCATCGCCATCGGCCCGAAGTGCGGCTCCGAGAGCCTATACCACGTCATCAAATGGCGCGAGCAAGGTCTGACGCTAGAAGCTATAGCGGCCATGGTTGGCATTACCAAGGGTGCTGTCTGGAACGCTTTGCGCAAGGCAGAGGAGCGCGCCCCATGACCAACCATACGGACGGGCTGGACGCGGCGGGGGTGGCGGTGAAGGCGCTGATTTGGCGAGACGGCGATGCGAAGACGGGTTTTGGCAGCGCCTATACCACGCAAGAGCAAGGCGATGGCTTGTTCGCAGCAATTGGTTGCGGCTCGTTTGTAGGCACCACATACCCTACACGAGACGCAGCCAAAGCCGCCGCACAGTCCGATTACGAGCGTCGCATTCGCTCTGCGCTTGTCGATGCGCCTGCGGGGGAGATGGGCGGGGCGTTGCGAGAAGCGAAGACGCTGCTGGCAGATTTGGCTCTCGGTCGCTCGATCCAGAATGACCGCTTCCTCGACAACAAAATCGAAGGCCCGTTGTGGGACAAAATCAGCGGTGTCGTAAAGCGCGCCGAAGCGGCCCTCGCATCCCCCACCCCTTCCGTTGCAGCCCAACATGATACCGCAGCGGATGACCGTGTAGCAGCCCTCCTCCCTCCAGGCACAGAAGGGGCGGCTCGCAGATTTTACGACGTTGATGAGGTTGAATCTGAGGTAAGAAGGCGCCGGCTAGAACGGGCAGCCGTTGGAACTCGGACAAACATAGCAGCTTTCACGGCAACGAAATACGAGGGCTATTACCCGCCCTACATTTCGATCAATGAGGTTGACGGCTTAGTCGAGATCACTATTCGCTCTCCTGAAAAGGATGGGGCGGAAGGTTCCCATGGCGTAATCACACTCAGCAAGGAAGAGTTCGCAGCCCTCCTCCCTCCAGACACGGAAGGGGAGGCGCAGCCGGTTGCTTGGCAAAACATCAGCGCGCCTTACAGCATTTTGACGCCAGAGCAGTACGGAATGCGGCTGCCGCTGTGCGAAGGCAAGTTCCGCCCCCTCTTCACTACTATTCCTCGCCCCGCTGTTTCTGAGGCGATGCTGCGACAGATCGTTTTCGACGCGCTGGACCTGTCCGAAGAGCTTCGCGCGGAATGCACTGATGCCGTCACCAGCGCCCTCACCGCCGCTCTCTCCTCAGTGCCAGGAAAGGAAAGCGTTCGACGCATGGAGCGCTGGCAGGTTCCGGCGCATGAGCTTTCCAACAGCGAGCTTGATGAGGAATACGCTTCCGCAGCCGAAAAGTTCTCGAACCGCTCAGATGGTGGCGGCTCTCCCGGTGAATTCTGGGCAGAGCGCATGGATGAAATCGACATCGAACGCAGGCGACGCTCTCCCAAGCCTTCTGATCCTTCCAGCCCGGAGGATGGACGGTGAGCGAGCGGAAGCACCTTTGGGAAGTCGACCATCCCTATTACATGTCCGAAGGAAATTACTTCAGCAATGACTGCCACACGGAGTACAAGACGTGGGGCGAATTTCTTGACGAATTCAACGACAGCGATATGGACTATAATTGGTTCGTTCGCTGGGACTGGCGGGAAGGCGAGAAGTGGGATTTAGGCGTCTACTCCGGCGATGATTATTATCGCCACGCCGTCTTTCTGCTTCAAATGATCGGCCAGCGCAAGGCCAAGCTACTATCATTTGAGGTAGCCGTTTGCCGCGCCGACGAGCCTGCTATCATCGCGTTCCTTGCGCCTCGCTGGGAATACATGAAGACCATGTGGGAGCCGTTCGCGGAGCCTCCTGTTGTGATGGAGCCCTCCCATGGCTGATATAGACCGTATCGA